CTACCTGCGTCTCGTGCAACACGACCTCTGGTACCTTCAAAGCATGTCGCGGTTCGTCTGTGTTTGTGCTTGCAAGGGTTTTGTCTATGTACCCGTCTAGACCGTTCGACGCCCGAGAAGACACTGTCTTGGAAGATGCAATTTTTGATGCCTAAGTCACGCAGACCCATCCTTGTAATCAAACATTTGAAGATGTCCTACGAACAGTGCCTCGCCGACGCTATGCGAATGTATCGAGTGGATTCCCCCACCGATAGATGCACGAAACTCGCAAACGCTACCTGGAAGATGAAACAAAAATACGCGCAACTCAGAACTGAAAAACAGAATAGAACCATTCAACTCATTAGCAAGGCTCCAGAAGTTGTATCTGAGAAGCGAAGAGCTGTACACACATGTCAAGCCGTGACATTGAGTGGTAAGTCGTGTGGGTTCAAGGCGGTGTGTGGTGGGTTTTGTAGAAAACATCAACCGAAGATAAAATATTAGTGTACTATAAATGTTAGACCAAGAGACACTTCGTCCAGTTGTAATAGCCATGGCTCTCTACGTCGCTTTAGCCAAAATTGTTCCAGACACCGTGAAGAAACCAACCAACATTGGTTTTGTAGACGATATCGTTTCCATGTTGATCGCTCAAAAGGGTGCCATCGCCTCGGGTGCTATTCTCACCGGTCTCATTGTTTTACTTACCAATTACATTATCGATGAATTGTTGTGAAACATTTTCTTTACCCACCATCCACTTCGTATGTGAGTGGTCCATGTACCTCAATCGTTTTTCATATGCATCCGTCATGAATTCCAAGAGTTGTTCTTTGTTTGGTTTGCCCCACTGCATTCCTTTCTTAAACAAGAAATCGTCATTCTGCAACTCTTGAAGTTCACATGAAACCGTGTACGGTGTTTTAACATATTCGGGTGCACCACCGTAGTCTGTGATGATCACGGGTTTATCACGCATGGCCGCTTCAACTGCACCCATACCAACTCCTTCTGAACTTGAAAAACTCACGTAACAATCAGACATTCTATGTATTTTGTCCATTTCGTCGTCCGATACGAGCCCGTTTATTACTTCAACGTTTGGTAGATTTATGGTTATCGGTTGATTGCACGTGGCTTTTACCAGAAGCTTTGTATCTGGTTTATTCAGACGAACGAATGACTCTAAAATAGCTCTGAAATTCTTTCGTTGGTCCATCACGTTGCCTATGTGATAGAATGTATACGTATCCTTGTGTGGTATGTGCGCCCGTATTACATAGAATTCGGTGTCCGGAAACTGACGCGAAAATACATTTTTACAGAATTCACTCGGTACGGCGATTCTATCAAATAATTTAAATAGTTTTCCATAGTCTTCGTGTACAGTTTCAGTTTCACATACCGTCATGCAATGTAAATGCTTAATTTTCTTTTTGAGTTCGACTATTTTATCGAACCAGTATTCGACGGGTAGAGCGAATATGAAAGCGCGTTCACATTCCGGTATGTGTTCGGATACCTGAATATATTTCCATTCGGGGAAAAGTTCAGTGTATTTCTTTGCGTGTTGTCCTATTCCACTCAGAAGGGTAGGACCTATGACCAGCATTACATTTAAAGATAATATTTCCTTTATGTATATTATAATGGAAGCTCTCAGGCAAGAAATCAGAGATGAAATGCAAACCCTTCGAATCAACAAGAAACGCGTGTATGGTTTGTTGATGCGTTTGGTGGATGAACTTGACAGCACCCCAGCACCAGCACCAGCACCAGCGCCAGTGCCAGCGCCAGTAGTAGAACAAGTTGAAGAAGCCAAGGCTCCCGCGCCAGCGCCAGTTGAAGAAGCCCCTAAGCCCGTGAAGAAGGTCGTTCGCCGAGTTAAAAAGAAGGTTGATGGGGCATCGGATGCTGTTTTGAAGTAATGTAATACACACCTCCTAAAATAAGAAGTATCATTAATATGAGATAGCTAAATGGGTATTTTTTTGTTTCTCTTCTAGCTTTCTCCAATTGTTCCGCGTCGGGTAGTTTTTTTACGTTATGGTTGAGGCTGTCTATCTTTTCCATGAGACGATCTAATGCCTGTAATATTTGTACCTCTCTATTGCGTGGTTTTTCTTTTACATCGATGGTTGTTATTTCTATTATCATGTAAAACGAAACACTCGGTTTGAGTAATTCGTAATCTCCATCTCCTTGGGATTCATACAATTTAAAGTGTGTTTTTTGTATTGACAGCGGATTAAAAAACCCTGTCTGTCTTTGATGCGATCTCCACTGTTTATCTCTCAATATAAACGAGTTACTGCCAGAGAAACTCCTCTCGAGTGGTATTCGCGCGAGTATTTCCCCGTGTCGTTCGTCGAGTATCTGTGCACGCTTTGGTATGTCTTCGCACACGACATCGATATATTTGGACACGTCTGTATTTCCAGTTGAATCACTTTCGCCTATTTGGGTCACGTAAAAGTCTACTATCTTAAACCCTATAACTTTTGACATATCTTCCATGTGTATATTTGAATCGAGTGAGAAATCTATCGTAAATGTATTATTAGAACCATCTACGAATTCTGAATCTACTGTGATGTACTGGACTTTCTTCGCTACTTCATCAAGATTCATCTTGTATTTAATATAGATAAAAAAAGACGCCTATGAACACATAATGTGGTGGCTTTACCCGAGAGCCGTTTGCTACACTTTCGCTACGACTTGTGTGTATAGATTCACGAAGGGTGTGTTTGTATTTATTGCACACGTACCCGAGTATATTGAATACTCGATTGACGATTTCAGGTGGTCTAAGTTTATTGAGCACCCCAAACGCTTTTTGAGGACTATTCAGAGTGAAAAAAAGAAGCTTGAAGAAGAACATCTCAGTAAAAAGAAGGAAGAATGAGTCTGTATGACAGATTGTTTAATGTTTTTGTTCCTAAGACGATCAAATGTGATATCAAAACTCAGTGCGTTAAGGAGGGGTACGAAATAGTCACCGCTACAAACGAAGTCGGCGAGGAAATCATTCTCGAATTTCCAAAGGTTCATAAAGGAATAGTGAGTGTATAATGCAAAATGGTTGCACGAGCCGCGATTTCCGTCTCGCATTTTGTCAAGCCACGCGGTCTCTCTGTACAGACGTCCAAATTGAAATCTGGAAAAAGGTCATCCAATGCGAGTCGAAATGCCCGGGTGCACCAAGGAAACGAAGAATACTCTGTATGCGAAACGAGTGTGAGGGACCTCGGATTAATATTGAGGACGCTTCGAGTGAACCAGATATATGGTGATGGAGACTCTTCTGTGTATGATCCAGCGATCGATCTCGTAAAAATGCGTATACGTGAAATTAAGGTACAAAATTTAACCCAGCAAGTAGATGATTACATGGCGTGTTGTTCTGATATTGAACGTTACAAAGAAATCGAAAACAGAAATATTGAAAAAGAGCGGTTTTATAGTAGATTCTCATCTTGGAAACCCACCGTAAGATATGCGGAATTTACGCACGACGATAAGATCATGGAAGCGCAAGTGAGACTACACGAAATCACCGAGAGGTGTCGTGATTTTGAAGAGCGTGAAAAGGCGTTTAAATTGAAAACATTTGGAAGACTTGCGTCTAGAATTGACTTTTAATAATACACTTAAACAAATCAACCGTAGATGATATATAGAACATGAATCTCAATACCGAGCTCGTGAAACACTGTGCGTCTCTTTGCCGTGTTCCGTATTTGGATGGACTCATGACGAGAATGACTAGCGAAGACACTGAGGTGTGGGCACTCCGAGCCGAAAACTTCCCCGAAAAACTCGTTCCTCGTAATTCTAGAAATTACATGTGTTACATGGGTGTTTCTACCAAAAAATTAAATGCATCGTATGGTAAGGTACACTTTCTCACTTTTGGTCACGAAAACTTCATCGAAGATTCGAGTGTTTCGAGTGAAGGTATTCTAGAACACACGTATGACATCTACTGTGAACAAATGAAGGATCAAGAAGATGTGGACGAATTGTATTTGTATCCGTGTCAAATTGATGATGATTCGTTAGTGTATTGGAGTGATATCGCCAGAGACACATGGAATATCCGCGATAAGCGTGAACTACATGAGTTTATTCGTCAAAATGAATTGATGGGTTGGGTCGACTGGTCTGCACTCGAAGAAGATTTACCGGATATTTACCACCCAAGTGAATACGAGTACATCACAGATTCAGAATCCGAGTCTGACTCTGAATCGTGTACCGAGGACGGTGAAATCAAGAATTGCGAATCATCCGATGAAGACGAAACTCCACGAAAACGCAGAAAGTTCGTATTCGACGAAACCGACGACGAGACCTAAATGTCAGTATCCTGGGTGTTGGCATAAATCATCTAGATATGGCTGCTGTAAGGCACATGTAGATGAAGGATTAGCTGCGGAAGCTCTATTGGAACTTAAGAACATCCAAAAAACTGAAACCGTCAAAGAATGGAAAAACAGAGTTTTGAGTGCGATACTAGGCTTTTAATAAATATTTACAATATCGTTCATTCAAATTTCCCATGGGCGAATACTCGAAAAATAGATGGA